CGCAAGCATGGCCAGTGCCATCGCTTTGTGTGGCAAGCCTGTCGAGATGAGTAAGTACGCTCGTCTGATGATACACAGCGTGAGCGGCGGATGTTGGGGCAGCAAAGAAGACCTGTTGCAATGTGCCTCCGAGATAGAAAGTTTAGAGGCCACCTTGTGCGATATCTATGCCGCCCGTTTAGGCACCGATGCCTCGACCTTTCGTGCTCAGTATTTTGACGGCAAGGATCACTGGTTGACGGCCGATGAAGCCTTAGCGTTGGGCTTTATCGACGGCATCTATGATGTGGAGTCCGTTCCTGCGGGCAGTACCTCTGAACAGATATATCAAATATTTAATAACCGGCTCAAGAAGCCACAAAACCCAGAAGACATGAAATTAGAAGAATTGAAACAGCGTCCTCAGTTTAGCGACTGTGCGACGGAGGCCGATGTGCTTCAGCGCATTGCCCATCTTGAGAATCGCGCCACCGATGCCGACCGTCTGGAGCAAGAGAATGCCCAGTTGCGTGCTCGCGTGAGTGCTTTTGAAGCCTCTGCGGAAGCTCAAGCCTCTGCGGAGCGTTCCTCGCTGCTTGATGCCGCCGAGCAAGACGGCCGTATTGACGCCACGATGCGTGGTATTTATGAGAACATGCTGAAAGAGCATCCCGAAGACGGGAAGAAGCTGTTGGCCTCGTTGCAGCCACGCAAGCGTGCCCTTGACGACATTGAGGACGGTGGCGAGAAAGAGAGTTATTGGGCTAAGCGCATGAAAGAGATACACGACAGAGCAGCCCGTTGAATTGTAAACTATTCATTCAAATATCAAAAAACATTATGGCACTGAAAATTCAGAACACCAATTACAATGGTGAGGTGCTTGAGCGGCTCCTTACCGTAGCGACGACCAGCAATGAGATTGTGGAGAAAGGATTGATCCACGTGATTCCAGGAGTGTCGAAGAAACTATCCATTCCTCGTTTGCGTGTAGGCACGATGCTGCAGAAGCGCAAGGAGAACCCGACTGTTGACGACACGAAGGGCGACTTCAACTATTCCGAGCAGAGTCTTGAGCCTAAGGACTTCATGGCTTTCACCGTATTCAACCCGCGCACGTTTGAGCAGATCTGGCGCCCGTGGCAACCTAAGGGCGACCTTGTGTTTGCCGAGCTTCCGCCTTCGGCACAGAATGCGCTGCTTGATGCCTTGTCGAAGCAGGTACAGTTTGAGCTCGGCAACTACTACATTAACGGCGAGTACGGCGACAGCGACAGCCAGCTGTTCAACGGCATCCTGACCCAGGCTGCGAAGGACAGCGACGTGGTTGTTGTAAGTTCCACCGCTACCACGATGGTGGACCGTCTGAAGGCATTGCGCGAGAAGATTCCCGTTGCCATCATGGAGAACCCGAATCTGCGCATTCTGATGTCTCCGTCCGACTTCAACAAGTATGATGACGAGTTGACTGCCAGAGAGTATAAGAATCGCGACGAGACCACTCGCAACATCAAGATGTATAAGGACATCAAGATTGAGACGTTGGCCGCTTGGCCGGACGATGTGCTTGTAGCCACGCTGTGCAGTCCTGACGCCATGACGAGCAACCTGTTTGCCGCTGTGAACCTTCAGGACGACGAGCATGTGATTCAGATAGACAAGGTGAGCGCGATGAGCGAGCTCTACTTCTTCAAGATGTTGATGAAGGCCGACACGAACATTGCCTTTGGCGAAGAGTTCATCGTTTTGGACCGCCGCGAGAGTGCCACCTTCAAGGCAACCACAAGTGGTGGTAGCTCATCGGACGAGTCGGCCTCGGGTGATAGCGAAGGTTGATGATGCTCCGTGAGTCTCCACATAAACCCTAAGAGGAAACCGCAGGCAGCCGCCTCAGCCCCTGTTGTGGCGGCTGTCCCTGTTTACGAATAGAACGTTTGACATGGAATCGAGTACGCGATTGATATCAAAGCTAAAAGAGTTTGAAGGTTTGCGCCTGACGGCTTATCGTTGCAGTGGCGGCGTGTGGACCATAGGTTATGGTCACACGAAGGACGTGCGTCGCGGTCAGCGTATCAGCCGTGTGGAAGCCGACCGTCTGTTGCGTGATGATTTGCGCGAGGTGGAAAGTTATGTGAATGGCATTGCCGAGGTGAACACCCAGGGCAAGTTTGATGCTGTGGTGGACTTTTGTTTCAACCTTGGTGCCCGTTCCTTTGCTCACTCTACGCTGTATAAGTATATCAAGGCGCGCCGTTCGTCGGCCGACATACGTCAGCAGTTTCGTCGTTGGATATATGCCGACGGCAAGGTGCAAGACGGTTTGCGTCGTCGCCGTGAATGGGAAGCCAACCGCTGGTGCGGTTAGTTGCGGTTAAGGAGAATAGCCCTATGGAAATGAGTGAGTTGTTGAATCTGGCTCTTGGTGGCGGTTTGTTGGCCAGTCTTGTTGGTATCATGACCTTGAAGTCCACCTTAAAGAAAGCCCACGCCGAGGCCGAACGTGCTCACGCCGAGGCCGACACGGTGAAACTGACGAACACCGAGCAGGCCACTCGTATTCTGATGGAAAACATTGTAGATCCTCTGAAACAAGACTTAGATGAAACTCGTAGAGACCTCAATTCGACCAAGCGCGAGATGGCCAGGCTTCGCAAGGCTATCGACGACGCTAACAGTTGTAAGTATAGTGCTGATTGTCCTGTGCTGCGCCGGATGCGCATCCAGTCGAAAGAGCGTGGTAGCACAGACCGAAAGCCAGGAGCAGAAGTCAGCCATCACGGACAGCGTCCGCCTCTTCGCTATGGACAGCGCAAGCGTGGTAACGGAAAAGAAGCGGACGGCGGTGAAGGTGCCGATGTCGGAGACCTCACTGACGATACCGACGGACAGTCTGGTGGTTTTACCCTCCGGCGCTGAATACCATAGTCGGAGTGGACAAGCAAGTGTAAGCGTTAGAAGAAAAGCGGCGACATCTGAAAGTCCGGAACAAATCATCGTTTATGCCAGTTGCGATAGTCTCGCACTGCAATGCGAAGAGTATGAGCGAACAATCAGTAAGCTAAGAAGTCGCTTGGATGAGCAACGGAAGAACACAGACAGTGGACTCAAAATTCGCGATGCTGAAGTTACCGAACGAGAACCACCTAATGACATTAGAACGGCATTAGTATCATTTTTAATTGGCATTGCAACGGGTGGGATAGCCCTGCGCTTTATCAGAAAAAACTAACAATAAAAACAAAAGAATTATGGCAGAAAGTAAATTTTTGTATGGCCTGTCGAAATTTGAGCTCGACGGCCAGACGCTCGGTTACATTGAGAAGGACAGCTTTGACTGGGGCGGCAAGGATGCCGAGAGTGTAGATGTGGAAGCCGAGCAGGTGCCTGGTCAGCCCGTATTGGTGTTGATACAGAAGAACGGCACTGTGGAGCCCACGTTTAACCTTATCCAGCTGGATGCCGAGAACATTGCAGCCGTGATGGGTGGCAGTGTGACGGACGGCAAGTGGAGTGCTCCCACCGGCCTTGTTCAAGTGAGTGGTGCGGCCAAGATCACCACCGCGAGCGGTCACACCATCGAGATGCCCAATGTGACGTTGGCCTCCAGTTTCAGTGGCAAGTTAGCCCTGAGTGAAGTGACGAAGATCAAGGTGAGTCTGAAAGTGATGCAGCCCACGGACGGCAGCAGTCCTCTGCTCATTGACGGTTTGGCCGGCAGCACGAGCAGTTCAAACAGCACGGCAACCAACACGGGCGACTGATGCAGATGGATGCGAAACTAGAACGAGCGGCAGCCGAAGCGCTGCTTGATGCCGGTGTGAGTCTGCCGCTCAAATCCATTTCGTTGCCATGGCTCAAATCTCCCCTGACGCTGCGCATCACCCTGCGTCGTCCCTATCTGGGCACTCAGATCCGTATGGCTCGTCGATTTTTGAAGATGGGCGTGAAGTATGACGAGATGCGCAAGCTAGACAAGGACGGCGAGTTGCAATTTCTTGCCGCTCACGGCAAATCGTTGTCTCGCCTAGTTGCCGACCTATTGTGGCGTGGCAGGATCAGCTCCGCCCTGTTTGGTGGCCTTACCGCCTGTTTTCTCCGTAGGTTTGTGGATGAGCGCTATCTGCTGGCCGCAGTGACGCAGTTTGCTCTGCTGAGCGACCTATCGGCTTTCGGGAATATTATCAGACTGGTGGAGCGGATGAATCCGATGACGCCACGTCTGAGCCACTGAAGGAAGGGGAGTTAAAGTTTGAAGGCTCACATAGCCCCTTTGGGTTTGTTTGGCAGATTGCCAGTGAGACTGGCTGGAGCGTGGACTATATCCTATGGAAAGTTCCGGCACAGTCGCTACTGATGATGATTGCCGACGCGCCTCATTACCGAAAGACGAAGAAAGAAGATATAAAAACGGAAGACGACGAAGCCAGACAACTCGGATTTTTCCAAAGTATGATGAAATGAGAAGAACGCCATGAAAGCAGTAGAGATAGAACTATTGATGCGCGGCAATGCGAAGCAAGGCCTTCAGTCGGTTGCCTCGGAGGCAGAACGACTGAATGCCGTGTTGAAGAAGCTCGGTATCTCTCTTGGTACCCTGTTTACCGTGGATAAGCTGAAGGACTTTGCCGGTAAGGTGGTGAAGGTGCGTTCGGAGTTTCAGAGCCTTCAGGCCTCGTTCAGAACCCTTGTGGGGGATGCGGGGAAGGCAGACGAGCTGTTTGGCCAGATTAAAGATTTCGCCGTGAGCACCCCGATGATGATGGGCGATTTGGCCAATGGTGCTCAGACGATGTTGGGGTTTAATATCCCTTTGGAGCAGGTGATGGAGAACCTGCGAGCCCTCGGTGACATCTCGATGGGCGATCGCGAGCGTTTCAACTCACTGACGCTGGCGTTTTCGCAGATGACGGCCACGGGGAAGCTGATGGGTCAAGACCTGTTGCAGATGATCAATGCCGGTTTTAACCCCTTGGCACAGATCAGCGAGAAGACCGGCAAGAGCATCTCAGTGCTGAAAGACGAGATGAGTGCCGGTGCGATCAGTGCCGACATGGTGCGTCAAGCCTTTATTGACGCGACGAGTGCCGGCGGCAAGTTTAACGGCATGCTGGAAGCCCAGTCCAAGACCCTGAAAGGACAGATCAGCAACTTGAAAGGAGCCTTGGAGGACATGATGAACGCCATTGGCGAGCGGAGTGAGGGTGTAATCTCTGAAGCCATCGGTGTGGCTTCAGACCTTGTGAAGAACTACGAGAAGGTGGGTGAGGTTATGGCCGGTCTGATTTTGGTTTACGGCAGCTACAAGTCGGCCGTGATTTTGGTGACCACCGCCGAGAAGCTGCAGGCCGTGGCACGTCTTGCCAGTATCAAGCACACGACGACCCTTGGACTTGTTACGGATGTGTTGACGAAGAAGACCGCCCTTCTCAACGCGACGATGCTGGCCAACCCCTATGTGCTGGCCACCACAGCCTTGCTGGGATTGACGGCTGCCATCGTGGTCTATACCGTCAAGACCGCAGCCGCGAATGTGGAAGCCGAGCGCGTGAACAAACTTCTCAACGATCAGAAGGAAGCGACCGAAAACGCGAAAAACGCCATCAGTGACAACCTTGCCGTGATAAGGGATGAGACATCGGCCAATGTGGATAAATATAATGCCCTATTGGCCTTGAAGGCCGAGCTTCCGGAAGTTTTCGATAAATATGACACATGGCGCCAGCTGGCCGAGAACCTTGCTGCCGCCGAGCGCGATGCCGCTGCCGCCATTCGCGAGAAGAATGCCGCGCTGGGTGTGAAGAATTATGATGATAACGCCCTTCGCATTAAAGAGCTTCGGCAGTTGCGTGACGCCTTCAAGAAATCTCCCAATCCCTCCAATTTGAGCACAGAAGATCTGAAGCTCTACGCAAAGTATCAGAAAGAAATGCGTGATTTTGGCGGGCCTTTGGGTACGAACGTTGGCGCTCTTGATAGTATGATTCGCGAGAGCGTCAAGTCGCAGAACACCGTTTTTGCAAAGGAGAAGCGCAATGTGAACGCCTCCAACTATGATGATGCCCTTCTGAAAATGGACGTTGAGCAAATAGAGGCGCAGCAAAAGAAATACAGAACCTTTTTGGAGAAATTCGCCAGTGAGAACAAAAAGTATATAAAATATGAAGGAGTAGAAACCCCTGTTGATGAAATAAAACGCCGTATCAAGGCCAATGATGCCCGTATTAAAGAACTGACAAGCCCGAAGAAGCCCACCGGTGGCGGCAATAAGAAAGAAGACAAGAAGCCCACCGGCGGTGGCAGGAATGAAGGCAGGGAACGCGAACAAGCCGCCGAACAGGCCGCCGAACAGCTGGCCAACATCACGCGGGCCAATGAGGAAGAACAAACTGCCCTGATGGAGGACGGCTCGGCGAAACGGCTGAAGCTCATTGAAGACGAATATGAGAAGCGCAAGGAAGCCATAGTGAAACAAGCCACGGCGCTGAGCGATCAGAACAAGAAGGCCGGCACGACGGACGGCAGTCTTACGGCGGAGCAACAAAAAGCCATCGACGAAGCCCATGCCCTGAATGAGCGCAAGCGCCAGAAGGCCCTTGCCGAAGAGTTGCGCGAACAGGCCGAGGCGAAGCGCGAATATCTGAAAGAATGGGGGACGTATGAGCAGCAGCGTTTGGCCATTACCGAAGAATACGCCGAGAAGATACGCCAGGCGCAGCAGGCCGGTGAGGGCTGGCGCGTGCCGGGACTGACGAAGCAGCGCGACGCCGCTCTGTCGAAGGTGGAGCAGCAACGGATGACGATGGACATCGACTGGAATGCGCTGTATGGCGGCATAGACCAGCTGAGCAAGGAGATGCTGGGGCCGATGCTGGAGCAACTGGAAGCCTATGTGAAGGGCGATGAATATAGGAATGCCGGCGCCGAGAACCAGCAGAAGATCACCGATCTGCTGAACCAACTGCGCACCTACGTGCAGAGCGACCACGCCACCACATGGAAAGACTTGGCAACAGCCACGCAGGACTTCACCTCAGCAGTGGCTACATATAACGACCTTGCGGCCAAAGAGCGGGAGGCCTACGTCAATCTGAACACCGCCAAGACGAAACTCGGCAAGGGCGAGATTACGAAAGAAGACTATGACGCCATTGCGGCGGTCGCTGAGGGACTGAGCGCAGAAACGCTGTCTGCCCGAGACGAGATGCAGCGTCTTGGCGAGACGCTGAATGCCACGTCGGAGAAGGTGAAGAACTATGTGTCGCCGCTGACCACCGCCTTGCAGAATGCCGGTGCATGGAAGGGCGTGGACGGCTTTGCAGACTTGCAGAACAGTGTGGGGCAGGTGGACGAACTGAAAGGAACGTTGGACGCCGCCCTGGGGAGCATGGGCGACGGCATGGCTAAGACGATAGGTGGCGGACTGTCGTCGGCCATAGGCAGCGGGCTGTCGTCGATAGGCGGCGGGATCTCCTCCTTCTTATCGTCGAGTGTGGGCAGCATCATTGGCATAGTGGCCCAGGTGCCGAAGCTGATATTAAGCCTGGTGGACGGTGTGAAGAACTTTGTGACGGGTGTGTTGAACAGTGTGTCGGAGCTGTTGTCGTTTAGTTGGCTGGACGATTTGGTGAACAGCATACTGGAAGCCATCGGCAACCTCATCGACACCATCTTCCATATACCGGAGAATCTGGTGAAAGCGATAGGCAGCATATTGGTGGGTGTGAAAGACCTGATAGGCAGCATATTGAACACGGTGACCTTTGGCGGTTTCAACTCGTGGATAGACACGAGCAACGCCAAAGAAGTGGCCGAGACGACCGAGAGGCTGACGGCGAGCAATGAGCGGCTGAACAATAGTGTGAACAACTTGAAAGACGAGTTGAGCAACACCAGCGGCTGGAAAGCCATAGACACGGCGAAGCAAGCCCAGGAAGATCAACAGACCATTAACGCCCAGACGCTGGAGATACTGAAGACGCAGATGGGGTATCACGGCAGCCATCACAGCAATGCCTATTATTGGGATCTGAGTGAAAGCGACTATGCCGCCATGAACCAGACGCTGGCGAACTATGCAGCCAAGTATGGCAAGGAGGCAAAGACCGCCAATAGCCTTGTGGACATCTACACCCTGTCGCCGGAGGAGATGGACTATATCCGGACCTACAATGTGGACTTGTGGAAGAAGATGCTCGACCAGGGCAAATATGACAAGAGCGAATATTGGGAGAACTACGCTGATTTGGCAGGCAAGATGGAGGAGATCTCCGAAAGTCTGAAAGAATCCTTGACACAAACATCGTTTGACAGCATGCGCAGCAGCTTCATTGATGACTTGATGGATATGGACAAGAGCGCGCAGGACTTTGCGGACAATTTCCAAGAGTATATGATGCGCAGCATTCTGAATGCCAAGATCAGTGACCTGCTTGGAAATGAGTTGCAGGAATTCTATGACAAGTGGGCCGAATATGCCGAGAGTGACAATGCGATGACCCAAGCCGAAGAAGACGAGCTGAAACGGATGTGGGACGCGCTGACGGAGAAAGGACTGGCGATAAGAGACCAGGTGTCGCAGTTCACGGGCTATACCGGCGAAGACAGCGGCACGAGCCAGACGGGCAAGAGCGGCGGTTTTACGGCATTGAGCCAAGACCAAGGCACCAAGTTGGAGGGTATGTTTACGAGCGACATTATGCATCTGTCGAGCATAGACAACAAGCTGACCGACATGGCCACCCAGATGAACGTGGCAGAATCCTATCTGGCACGTGTAGCCGCCAACAGCGATTATCTGAAACGCCTGGACGAGATCGCCGAAGACCTTGTGGCGATGAAACGTGACGGTGTGAAAATGAAATAGAGGAGGGACACAAGATGAGCGACATCTTATCGGGACAGCTGCTGATTAACGACGTGGACGTGTGGGAGACGTATGGTGTGTTTCTGACCGAGAAACAGCGTGGCGGCCGGGAAAATCTGACCGCCCTGCTGCAGCCCAGTGCGATAAAAGAACACACGGGTGTGGATTTGAGCGATGTGAACGGCAAGAAATATGCTTCGGCCCTGGAGACGACGAATCAGGAGCGCGACATCACCTTGCACTTTGCGCAATATGCCTCGACGCAGTCGGCCTGGCTGAGCCAATACAAAGCCTTTATTGCCATGCTGAAATCCGGAAAGGACGGCAGTGGCTGGCTGGCACTGAGTTTTCCAGGGCTGGGGCTGACGCTGGACGTGTTTTATGTGGAGGGCGGCACGTTTGAGCCCCTGACCCACCTATGGGCAGAAGGTGTTCAGGCCAGTCGATACAAAATAAAATTCAGAGAACCCCAACCAAAGATATAACCATGGACATCAGTCTGTATGACCAGAACGGCACGCTGCGCTTTACGGTGAGACCGAGCGACAGCAGCACTCAGCAGAAAGAGATACAGGGCGACAACATTTTGTCGCTGAGTTTCACGCTGTATGAGCACGTGGACTTAGACGTGAACGACTATGTGGACTATGAAGGTGAGCGCTACCGCTTGATGGATGCCTATCAGCCCCAGATGAAAGGTCGTCAGCAATGGCAGTATGACCTGAAGCTGTATGGCATGGAGAGTTTGCTGAAACGTTTTTTGGTGTTGAACACCACCGACGGCGACAGCGAGCCCGTGTTTACGCTGACGGCGCCCCCTGCAGAGCATCTGGCCCTGATTGTGGCGTGCATGAATGCCGGCATGGGCGTGGACAGTTTTCGCGTGGGCAAGGTGGAAGGCACGGACAACGTGGTGATGGACTATGAGGGCACCTACTGTGACGAAGCACTGAAGGCCCTCGCCGAGAAGCTGGACACCGAATGGTGGATGGACGGCGAGAGCGTGAATCTTTGCCGTTGCGAACGGGGCGACGTGCTGACGTTGGGCTACAGTAGAGGGCTGACCGGATTGAGCAGAGAGACCGCCGACTCGGACAAGTTTTACACGCGACTGTATCCGATAGGGAGTTCGCGGAACATAGAGGCGGAGAGCTACGGTCACAGCCGTCTGATGCTGCCCGATGGAAAGAAATATGTGGACGTGAACGTGGACAAATATGGCGTGATAGACCACTATGAGGCCGATGCCTTTGCTGGAATTTATCCGCGACGTGTGGGGACGATAAGCAGTGTGTGGAGCGAGGAGGAAACCGATGACGACGGTAATACGTATAAGGTGTATTATGTGGCGGACAAAGATTTGCCCTTTAATCCGGACGACTACATGCTGGACGGGAAAGTGTTACGAATGTCGTTTCAGGAGGGCAGCGAGCTGGCCGGTCTCGGAGAAGAAGAGGACGGCACCTACTACTTTGAATGCAATTATAATGCCGATAGAAACGCGTTCGAACTGATAACGATATGGCCATATGATGACGACACCCAGTTGCCCAACGACACCCTGTGTCCGAAGGAAGGCGACGAATACATTTTGTGGAACCTGCGGATGCCGGACGAATATTACACGCTGGCCGAGGAAGAACTGGCAGAAGCCGTGACAGCATATAATGCCGAGCATGCCCTGGACGTGGCTGTTTATAAAGGACAGACCGACCATGTGTGGATGGAAGAAAATGGCGCTGAGCTGTATGTGGGGCGCCTGATCAGGCTGGAGAGCGGAGAGTATTTTGGTGAGACCGGTTACAGAGACAGTCGTATCACGAAGCTGACACGCCGTGTGAATTTGCCCGGACAGGTGGACGTGGAAATCAGTGAAGCCCTCTCGACGAGCGGTTTGAGCAAGCTGACGGCACGCGTGGTGAACGTGAAGAGCTATGTGAAGACACTGGTGAGCGGACTGACGCAGCCGGAAGTGATACGCAGTTGGGAAACGACGGAACCCTCGGACAATAACCTGCTGACGGGAAGACGCGTGCTGAAGGAGATAGAAAAACAGGCACTGAGCCGACAGAAGGATGACGAGGCCGCCGGTTTTATCCGCTTTTTGGCCGGCATTGGCATTGGTGTGGAAGAAAGCAAGTGGCAGATCACAAAGGATGGGATAGCCACGCTCTATCAGCTCTATGTGAGCCGCATTGAGAACAGCGGCGATTTAGTTAACGGCGGGAACATCACCAATGGCGGCGACCTGACCAATAAGGGCACGATTACCACCAAGGATTTGACCGTTACGGGCTTGGCGCATTTCTTCCAGTTGCAGATAGACAAGCTTTCGTCGGTGGCGGGTGCGCAGGTTATCAGTAATGCGCACGCCAAGGTGATGCGCGTGGTGTGGTATGGCACGGCAGATGATTACACCGAGGGGACGATAGCTGATGGTTGCGACAGTGAAGTGGACGGTTACGTCTATGGGGATGCCCCGATGGGCACGTTCCATGCTTGCCGCCTGCTGTGGCCGCACACCGACGATGACGGCCTAACCGTGGAAAACGAGTGGGTTGTGGGCGACGGCGCAGCGTGCTGGACGGCCAAGGATTTTTCGGCGGGCACGTTTACCGATGCGAGCAACAAGTTTTGGTGGGCAAAGGTGGGCGCCGTGGGCGAGGTAACGCTCACCGACAAGAATGGCGACGAAACCGCCTACAACTACATCGACATATTGGGCACAGACGTGGCAGAGACCGGCGATTACTACGCAGGCTACTTCTTCCCGAGCACGAATGATGCCGTGGCGCAACTGGGGTATTTCGGCGAGGATGCCGACACCCTATCCAACCGCGGGAACGCCATCATTATTTCGGCCTATGGCACGCCCGACATGGAGGTAACTCCGCCCTCTATTGTGCAGTATGCCGCCATTGCCACGGCCGAGCTGGCCCCATATAGGCTGAACGTGATGGCCCGCAGCGGCAACATCTTCAAGGGCACCTTTTTGAGCACGGCGCACGGCGAAGAAGTGGACCTTATCACGAGCATCACAGAGATAGCGCAGGACATGGATGGCATCTCGCTCAAGGTGGATAATCTCCGCACGGGCACCACGAATCTGTTTTGCTTTCGCGATGCACTGTTTTCGGGAACTATCCCCGCCATACAGCTATACGGCGCAGAGGGCGTGAGCACCACATCGCGCATCTACCACTTGGGCCTGAACGGCGAGGGTGGTGCCTTTACGCTGACCTGCAAGATGAAGATGAGGGTTACGGCGACGAGCGTGTATGTGAATATGGGCGACCAAGCGCCGACAAACGGCGGTACCGTGAGCGTGGGCAACGATTGGCAAGAATACACCTTTACGTGGGAGAATGTAACGCAATATATCAGCGGCAGTGAGAATGGGTTTATAGGTTTTTACAGCGACGACATTTCGGCGGAAAATCGTCTCTACGTGCGCGACATTATATTGATGAGGGGCAATGTGCCCGCCGCATTGGCCGTGAGCGACAAAGACAAAGACGACAATGATGGCGGACAGGTGCTCGGTCCGGCGGACTTTGACGGCGGCAGCTGGACGGCTGACGGCCTGCACAAGGATATGATAGTCTATAAGCTGGATAACCCCACCACGGCGGGCGGATATTCCGACTATTTCTATGCCTCGGGCCAAGCCTTAGACGCCGGTCAATACACCTTGTGCGTGTGGGCTAAGGCCAGCGATGCCGCTGTGCTTAGCAGCTACTTCTACACGTGCCACGAGGGCATTTGTGGCATCATCAAAGAGATTGATGAGCTCTCGGAGGGCGAACAGACCGCGGGCAACTCTCCGGACGGGTGGACGGCGATGTATCTCACCTCGGAGTGGCGGCGATACGTGATACATTGGTATAAGGCCACGAGCGGCACCATCAACGTGTTGCCCGTGCGCCTATGGTACGACCACAAGAATAATGCCACGGCAGACATCTATGTGGCGGGCTTGGCGCTCTATAAAGGCTGGTGGACGGCCGAGCAGTTGGAAAAGGGCGAGAAAACGAGCGTGATAGAAGATGGGCTTTTGGCCACGGGCATCGATATTGAGAATCGGCGCATTGAGGCCACGGCGGACACGTTTGTGGTGAAGAATAACAGCGGGGCCACGTCGGCCGTGATAGACGAAAACGGGCAACTCATGGCGGGCTCGCTGAAGACACTCGACGGCAAGGTGCTGATAGCTGATGGGCTGATGCAATTCTTCGGGACGCTGGGCTTTGCCAACATCGAGCTCGGTGTAGATGATGATGGTTGCGCGGTGCTGAAATTCTATGACAAAAACGGCACGTTTATGTATGACCTTGGGCCCAACGGCTTGTCGGACATCGACAATTACGCATCGACCTTCAAGACGCTCACTGGCTACTATGTGTTTGACCTTTCGCTGGCATGGACGCAGACGCTGGCCAACCAATTATCTACGAGTGGCACAACCGCCCTATACCGGTTTATGGAGGGCCGCACCGTTACGGGGTCTATTGTTACCTATTACATCGGCCGCGACGGCGACATGACGCAGACATCGGAATACAATGGACGATACTACTACAGCACCGACCTATCTTCTTCGGAAAAAGATGCTTACCCAACGGGCGAAACCCCGCTGGTACACATCGCCTCGGTGGCGGAAAGCGAATTTTATATGCTGGCCGCGGCAGAGAAGGCCCCAATGGGCGGTGGCGGCTATTACTGCACGCGAGAGTGCTATAAGGTGGCTATCAGCGAGGTGGGCAAGCCTATGACCATTACCAATATTGGCACGCTGATATATAGTCAGGCATCGGACGGCACCGTGAGCATCGACGGGGCGTCTGCTTCGACGACATTCCTTGACTTAATTTCGATGACATGAAAAAGATACGTATCTACAACGACATCGCCGTGAAATGGACGATTACCACTAACGGCAAGGATGAGAGCTTGGAGGGGCGCACGTTGAGCGTGTGGTTGCAGAATCCCCTTGGCGCGAGAATCCCCATGAGTATCACGGTGAGCGGCAATGTGGTGTCGTTTACCTATACCGGCAAAGAGCAAAAAATGATAGGCAACTACATCGCCGTGGCGCAAGAGACGACAGATGGTGTGTGTAGGACCATTGACCACTGCTGCCCGTTTTGTCTTGTGCCGCACACGCATCAAGAGACCGACGAGGACGATGACAATATATCTACCGATGTGGTGGACCTTGATGGCGATCTGCAATCGCTAAAGCATGGCCTTTCGGCCTATGAAATTGCTGTGGAGCATGGATTTGTTGGCACTGAAGAAGAATGGCTGGAGAGCTTATCCTACGACAGCAAGCAGGCGGCAAAGGTAGCCAATGCGGCGGCCGAAGAAGCCCAATCTGCGGCCAGTGCCGCCAACGAGGCAGCTGAAAAAGCCAATGACGCGGCCACGGCGGCCAATAGCGCGGCCGCGGATGCAATGACCGCCACCGCGAACGCAGAGAGCGCTACCGCCGCAGCCAAGGAGGCGACTGAGGGTGCTAACAAGGCCACAGACAATGCTAATTCTGCCACAGAAAGTGCCACCGATGCCGCTAAATCGGCGAATGATGCGGCCGTGAAAGCTGCGGAAGCCGCGAAAAACGTAAAAGATGGCAAGAGTGCCTATGAGTTGGCTGTGGAGAGCGGCTATGAGGGCACGGAAGCAGAGTGGCTGGCGAGTCTGCACGGTATTGACGGGGATAATGGCCTTGGCGGCAAGGTGGACGAAAGGGAGACCACGGGTGATGTGGTGTTGGAGATGAAGCCTAACCTGCTGTATATGTATGGTGAGTTGACGTCGCTGACTATCACGCTGGGGACGCCGGAGGATGAGACTCGGGTGAATGAGTATATGATACAATGGGTGAGCGGGGCTACGGCCACGACGCTGACGCTGCCGGAGAGTGTGGTGTTTATGGGACTCGACACGGTAACGGCGAACAAGACGTATCAGCTGAGCATCCTAAACAATATTGCCGTGATGGGAGGGGCCAGCAATGAGTGAGTTTAGGCGACGGCTGCTTTATGCGGCGAATATCAAGCCCGTGAACTGGCTGCAGAATGATGGCACGGCGTGGATAGAGACGGGGTATAGCAACATGGCCACGAGCTATTATCTGATAAAATTCACGGGGCTCAGTAACAAAAGCAAAGAGATGCTGACCTATTGCCAATATACGGGAAAATATGAGACGTCGACGCTCCGTGTGTATTATGGTTATAAATATAGTGGGCACACCTCAAATGCTTGGAACACAATTTGCGGCAATTCGGGCTATGGGAAGGTGTGGACCTTTGAGATGCTCTCCTCCACGAAATTCAGAATTAATGGTGGCGCGGAACAGACGGTTTTGAATCCTTGTCGTGGAGGCACGGAGGGCTACACGGTGAAGCTGTTTTACAGTGGCACGTGGCGGCTGTATAGATGGAAGGCGATGGAGAACGGCGAGACAAAGGTGGATCTGATTCCGGCACTGGACGAGAATGGCGTGCCTGGGATGTATGACAGAATAGGTGGTGTGATGCACTATAATGCTGCGGAAAGCGGCGCATTTACTTACGGATAAAAGATAAAACACCATGAAAAAATATGTCAAAGAAGGAGAGGTTATCACAGAGGAAGCTACCATCGTGTGGAACGGCAAGCGCATCATCAGCCCACGGAAAGCGACTATCTGGCAGCGGACTGGACGGTGTATGAGGAGCCGGAAAGTGACAAGCCGAGACAATTCGTATGTTTGGTGTCTGCTTGCAAATGAGGTCCCGAAAAAGATAATTTCGAAGGCTCTTATTTTTATCGCTGGATACCATTTCGTTTTCCTGATTTGCAAAACTTTTGACCGTTTCGTTTTAGGTTCGGCGGAAAAATCGTTTTGCGGATTATAAAATTATGATGCAGGAAAACACATTAAAAATGTGGTGTTTGTGGGATGCCTCCAATATGATTTCTATCGCAATGTTTTGTGACTTGAATTGATATTTGAATCATAAACATTTGGGTAGCCTCCACCATGAGAATAAGAGAAATAAAAAACATTATAGCCCTATGGACTTAAACAAATGTGTTTGTTGGCTTTGTGGTACTCGCTGCCATTGGGAAGGCAAGTTTATGAAAGAGAATGAAGCGTTAATATCTGATTGGACTTGCCCGCAATGTGGAAACGTTTATAGAATGTTTGTACCTACAAAATCACCGTCAAAATGATTTTACCTTCAAAAAAATCTGCAAACCGTTTTTTAAAGGTAGTGTTTTTACCTTAAAAATACTCAAAGATTTATTTGGTGGTGTAAAATAAAATTACTACCTTTGCAGACGTGATAATCAAACAATGGTAGTAACATTTAAAACCAATTATAAATATATGGAGAATAAAGAGAAAACTGCAGTTATATATGCACGTGTTTCAAGTGTATCGGATAGACAAAACACAGATAGGCAGTTTGTCGATTTGCGCAACTATGCCGCTGCAAACGGTTACAATGTTGTAAAAGAGTTTAGTGAACACATTAGTGGAGCAAAAAAGAACAGTGAAAGAAAAGTGCTTAGTGAATGCTTGGACTACTGTTTTACCAACTCAATAGATACCCTTTTAATCAGTAGTTTAGACCGTTTAGGGCGTGACGTTTGGGAGGTGCAAGAAAATATAAAACTTTGCAAAGAAAAGCGTTTAAACGTGTATTTTCAAAAGGAAGAAATGTCAATCTTCACGGCTAACGGTGAAGAAAGTCCATGTCTCGCAATCATGATTTCTGTTTTGGGAACATGCGCCCAAATGGAGCGTGAAAACATAAAATTCCGTTTAAACAGTGGACGTGCGCAATATATTGCCAACGGTGGCAAATTGGGACGTAAGAAAGGCAGCGTTAAAAGCAAAGATGCCTATCGCACCAAATACAAAGACGTTATAAAACTTTTGAAGAAAGGTACAACCTTTGTGAACACTGCCAAAATTTGCAACGTTAGTGAAAGCACCGTGTTAAGAGTTAGTAAAATGTTTGCGGATGAAATAAAGGGGGAGTAATTAAGTACTCCCCCCACCTTTTTAATTGTCAGTCAGCATGTTAAACCGCGTTGTACTCTCTTTCACGCAAAAAGTAAAAGTAAAGATTTTTTATATTTTGTAACTATTTTTGTTTTTCTTCCATTGTTGTGTAAATCTTTTTTCAATAGGGATTTCAACCCCATCGGGATTTTTAAATAAAGTATATAGGTGCAATTTATTTCCGTTGGTTGTGTTTGTTTTAAACCTTATTGAAATGGTATTTTTTCCGTGTACTTCAATAAATTTAAAATCTCCATCCTTATATACTTCAACTTCAGAAATGACTGCATCAATAATTTTTTTTCTTTCCAAATCGTCCGTTATTTGCCAAACTTCATGCCTTTTTCTGTACAAATTTAAAAGGTCATTTTCATTTGCATTCTCTTGAATTATGTTCAATTCATTCAGTGCAGATTGGCATCTATTCAATTCTTTTGTTATATCTTTAAGGTCATTTTCATTTTTTTTATTGCGTTCTTCAAACCGTGCTTTGTCAATAGAACCTTCAAGGTATAAATCAATTATTTTTTCTTTTTGAGTTTTTAAATCTTCAATGTCATTTTGACGTGCCTTAATTTTAGTTTTCAAATCCTTTTTCTTTTGTTCCAATTCCTTTTTTGATTGCTCATCATTTTGCAGTAATAAATTCGCGTAAAATTCTTTTGCAACATTCCAAATTGCAGTGTCAACTACGTTTATATTTATGCAAAAATTGTCGATTGTAGAATAATAGATTGCTGTTTTCTTTTTTGGGATCATTACATAACCATTGTGTTTTACCAACGTTTTGCCAAAATATATGTTTGTAGTGTTGTACACTTTTTTATGCACTTTCAAACGTTTATTTGCTGCCTCCCACAACTCTTTTGATACAATTTGGGGGTATTGATTCAAACTCTCCAACACTTTGCCATTACGCTTATATTTGCAGTGTTCGCCTAAATAAATGGGATTCTTCAATATATGTGTTATTTTGCTTATTTGATTGGGCGTGTAATCCGCTTTTGCCCTTTTTATCTTTCCTTCATCCGTCAACTTCAAATAGATTTGTTTTGCTGACATTCCTTTAACGAGACCTCTGCAAAACTCCATATCGTTTTTCGGCTTATATGACAAAATTGCGCTTAA